GAATACACTATTGTTGTCGGTGGCGGCGGCGCAGGTGCTACATCAAGCGGAACGGCTGCGCCAAATGGTGCTAACTCTTCTATTTCAGGATCACCAATTGCCAATGATCCATCCATATCAAACGCATCAGGCACTGCTTCATCTATATCAGGAACAACTTTAACGGTTGGTGGAACAGTCACCAATACTTTTTACGCAGGGATGGCGCTATCAGGCACTGGAGTTACAAGCGGAACAATTATTACAGCCTACGGTACGGGTACAGGCGGCGCTGGAACCTACACGGTTAACGTGAGCCAAACAGTATCAAGCACGACTATCACAGGATCATTGAGCGGTATTAATTCATTTGGTGGTGGCGGCGGTGGCACATCAGGTGGCGGCGGATCAGGTAAAAATGGAGGGTCCGGTGGTGGTGGCAATGGAGGAAGTCCTGTTGCGCCGGGAGGTTCTGGAAATACACCTTCTGTATCGCCCTCACAAGGTAGTGGTGGAGGCAATGGTGGAGTTTTCCCCGGCTCCGCTTCCGGCGGCGGGGGTGGTGGCGCAAGCGCATCTGGAGGAAACGGAACGTCGCCAGCCGCAGGAAACGGAGGCGCCGGATCAACTGTAAGCGCCGGTTTAGGAGGTGGTACTTATTCTGGTGGTGGCGGTGGTGGAGGATACACCCCCGGCGGTACAAGTGCTGGTTCTGGCGGATCAGGTGTAGGTGCTAACGGTAATGCTGCAAATGCAGGTACGGGATCGTCTGCTTCGGCAAATACTGGTGGCGGCGGTGGTGGCGGCGGAGGGAATCAAGGACCGGGAGGCGCAGGCGGCTCCGGTATCGTAATCATCAAAATCAATCAATAACATGACTACAAAAGTTTATAAGTTCCTAGGAATTGACACAGCAATGCACCTTCTTCGCCCCGGTGCGAAGTGGGAAATCTCTAATAACGTCTTTACACGCTGGGATGATCCACGGCCTTGTCCGAGTATTGAAGAGGTCTACTGGGTTATCGACAAGATCAGAGAGTTTGAGGACAGCATCCCTACGATCTACACCGACGAGCAGTTAAAAGAGATGGGCATAGCCAAAGAGGAATTTGATCGTGCAGTTGCATAACTTATTTCCCATCCCTGTTGGTTTTGCTGAACTAGGTCGCCCCTTGTCAGATGAGGAGTTGTTCTTCATCCGTGAGCTACAGACAAGACCGAATCAAGGCAACACGACAAGCACTGATAACTTCGTACTTCGTAGCCCTGTACTGACAAACCTACGTTCGTTTATCGAAGATGCTGTCTCGGAATACTTTAAGTCCACAGTCAATCCTAAGCACAACGTAAGCCTAAGAGTCACGCAAAGCTGGTGCAACTACTCAGAGCAAGGTCAGTACCACCACAAACACGCTCATCCTAATAGTTATATCTCAGGTGTGTTTTATGTGCAGACCAACCCTGATGACAGGATTTACTTCTACAAAGATGGCTGGCAGCAGATCAAATTCCCACCTGACCAGTGGAACCCGTATAACTCTGAAAGCTGGTGGTTTGAGGCTTATGCAGGCAGGCTGATTCTCTTTCCTTCTTCGCTCACGCATATGGTTCCTGAAGTCAAGGGCGAGGACACAAGAATCTCACTATCGTTTAATACCTTTCCCGTGGGAGTTGTCGGGGAAGAAATGGATTTAACCGGATTGAAATTGGAGGCATGATGGCGCACTTTGCCCGCATTGATGATAACGGTGTCGTACAGCAGGTCGTCGTAGTTGACAACAAGGATACGGCAGACGCTAGCGGTGTTGAGAAAGAACATATTGGTGCCGCTCATCTTGAAAAGATTCTCGGCGGAACGTGGAAGCAGACCAGCTATAACGGCAACATCAGAAAAAACTACGCAGGGATTGGTTACACCTACCGAGCAGACATCGACGCATTTGTTCCTCCGCAGCCCTTTGCTAGTTGGCTATTAAATGAAAACACGGCACAATGGGAAGCACCCACCCCGATACCAACAGATGGGAAAATGTATAGCTGGGATGAGGCGACAACTAACTGGATTGAGATTCTAGGATAACAATGTGTTCGGCATATCGGCATTTGGCGGAGCAGCATTTGGAGCGACCTCCGCCGAGGTAGGGAATGTCTATGTCGCTGTAACCGGGGTCAATGGCACAGGCGACGTTGGAACTGTTGCTACTTCTGTCAGTGAAACCCTTGCGGTCACGGGCGTTTCGGCTACAGGCAGTGTCGGAACCGTAACCACCCAGACCAACGAAACGATCGCCGTTACGGGCGTTTCAGCCACGGGCAACGTCGGCACTGTAACCACCCAGACCAACGAAACGATTGCCGTTACAGGCGTTTCAGCCACGGGCGCTATCAACACCGTTTTTGTATCGGTCAGCGAAACCATTGCCGTTACAGGCGTTTCAGCCACAGGCAGTGTCGGAACCGTAACTGCTCAAGTCAGCGAAACAATTGCCGTTACGGGCGTTTCGGCTACAGGAGACGTTGGTACGGTATCCACTCGAGTGGACAATACCGTCCTAGTTGATGGTGTATCTGGCACGGGAAGCGTGGGCAATGCTTCTGCCGTAACCGTTAAAACCATCGTCCCAACGGGCGTAAGCGCATCGGGAGCAGTAGGAAACATCTCCATCGTTTACTTAAATGCTTGGGGGTCCGAGACCTGGGGCTATGGGCCATGGGGTGGTAGCACAAGTATCGCGCTTACGGTGACGGGTGTAGAAGGCCAGGGGGCCGTGGGCCTTGTGACGCTTGCCGTTAATAAGACCATTGCGGTCACGGGTGTTGAAGGCGCAGGTGCGGTAGGTACCGTTGGATTACAAATCAACAGCAACGTAGGCGTTCAAGGGGTTGAGGGCACAGGTGCGGTAGGAACGGTCACTGTGATCTCCGTTAGTGTTGTCACGCCTGTTGGTGTAGCTGGGACAGGTGACATTGGGGCTGTATCCTTCGCTATAAATTCCACCATAACCGCGCAAGGGGTTCAAGGCGTTGGAACGGCAGGGAGCGTCACCTCCGTAGTTTCTCCGATCTTGACGGGAGTAACCGGCACAGGATCTGTTGGCATTGTCACGTTTAGAGTGGATAATATTGTTATCCCAGATGGCGTAGAGGCCACCGGACTTGTAGGGACCGTGCTTATTCGCGGGTGGTCACAAGTGAATGATTTTCAAGATGCAGTATGGACGGAAATCCCTGACACTCAGGCAGCTACCTGGGTCGAAGTAGACGTAGCAGCTTAAGGAAAAAACATGGCTAGTACATGGTCAAATCTTAAATTTGAGTTAATTGGCACAGGTGATCAGTCAGGCACTTGGGGCGCAACGACCAATGACAACATTGGCTTGGCCATCGAGCAAGCCATCGGTGGAAAAGCCGATGTCACGATGTCGAGTACCTCGGAAACCTTGTCACTAACTGATACCACGGCTTTACAGAACGCCAGGGCGCTGTACTTAAATTTGACAGGAACACCTGGAGGCGCTGCGACGTTAAACGTCCCTGCGGTCCAGAAAGCTTATATTGTCTACAACAACACGACAGGTGGCTTTGCGGTAACAGTCAAAGTTTCCGGTCAGACCGGGGTTTCTGTGCCTAACGGCAAGACCATGGTGTTATATGACAATGGCACGGACGTCGTTGACGCGATCACGCATTTATCGTCCTTGACCCTTGGCTCGGCGCTTCCGATTGCGTCAGGTGGAACCGGCACAACTTCAACGACCTTTGTCAATCTAGCAACAAATGTTACGGGCACGCTTCCCGTTGGCAACGGCGGCACAGGCGCAACCACACTCACTGCAAACAACGTCATTTTAGGTAACGGCACTTCAGCCGTTCAGTTTGTAGCGCCGGGGTCTACCGGGAATGTGCTTACTTCAAACGGTACGACTTGGACTAGTTCGGCAGGGGCAGCGGGAGATGTTACTGCGGCAGGAAATAACGCATTCACCGGTGCAAATACTTTCTACAATGCCACGGGGCAGACTTTTGCGCCAGCTTCAACAAACGATGGGATTATTGTTTTAGGTCGTGCGGGAGGTTCTTCTTCGTATCGTGTGACATTAGCCCCAACAACTTTATCGACAAGCAGAACTTTAACACTTCCTGATGCTACGGATACCGTGGCTGTTCTTGGCACGGCTCAAACCTTTACCGCTCTCCAAACCTTCAGCGGTTCAACCAGCGTTGCAGCATCAAAACTCACAAACGCCAAGGAAGTTGCAACGGTTTCAGCCACTGCTGCCACAGGAACAATCAACTACGACGTAACGACACAATCCGTTCTCTACTACACTAGCAACGCATCAGCCAACTGGACAGTTAATTTCCGTGGATCAAGCGGTACGAGTCTCAACACCTTAATGAGCACAGGCGAGTCGATGACGGTTGCTTTCCTTGTGACCCAAGGCTCAACGGCTTACTACAACAGCGCAGTGCAAGTAGACGGTTCGTCGGTTACCCCTAAGTATCAAGGCGGCACGGCGTGGTCAGCGGGTAATGCAAGCTCCATTGATGCTTATGTATATACGATTGTGAAAACGGGATCTGCGACGTTTACGGTGTTTGCATCACAAACGAGGTTTGCATAATGCCGTTAATTGAAACCAAAGGCGCTGGTTCAGCTCAGGGGTTTGGTGAATTCTCCGGCCCATCTGGCCCTGTGAATTACATCGAAGACGTTTTCTCTACCTACCTGTTCACAGGCAACGGCTCTACGCAGACCATCACCAACGGGATTGATTTGTCGGGTAAGGGTGGGTTGGTTTGGACAAAAAACAGAGGCCGTGGAACATCTGCTAATTTGATAGATACGGTCCGAGGGGTAACCAAGAAGCTTGTGCCAAGTTCAACAGCGGCAGAAGCTACTGTTTCGTACATGACCTCGTTTAATTCAACGGGATATACGATCAATGGCAACAATGACGAAATGAATCTTTCGTCGGATACCTACGTCTCATGGACCTTCCGCAAGCAGCCGAAGTTCTTTGATGTGGTGACGTATACGGGGAATGGTGTTGCTGGTCGGCAGATTCCTCATAGCCTTGGCTCCACACCCGGTTGTTTCATTATTAAGCGTACTGACACTACTGGAGGTTGGGTTGTTTTGCACAGAGGGACAACCAATCCGCTGCAAAATTTTTTATATTTAGATACAACGCAGGCGGCAGACACAGGAACGATTGGCACTGGCGCAAACAGCACAACTTTCACAGTAACCGCAGGTTCTGCAATGAATGCTAATGGAGGCACCTATGTCGCCTACCTATTCGCCCACAACGCTGGTGGCTTTGGCCTAAGTGGGTCAGACAATGTGATTTCGTGTGGGAGTTACACAGGAACAGGTAGCACACAACAAATTACATTGGGCTACGAGCCTCAGTGGGTAATGATTAAGCGCACTGACGCAGTGAACAGCTGGATCATGGTTGACAATATGCGCGGCTTCTTTCAGACCGCTGATAACGCACTTTGCGCTAACAACGCAAATGCTGAAGCCGCAACAGTTTCCATGTCTGGTGCAATGCAACCAACAGCAACAGGCTTTAGTCTGTTTAATGCAAACAGTACAGTAAACGCCTCTGGTGGAACTTACATCTACATTGCCATACGCCGTGGCCCGATGGAAGTGCCGACGAGTGGGACGAGTGTGTTTAGTCCTGTTTATCAAACTTTCAGCGGGTCTACAGTCACCAATACCGGTTTTGTCGTTGATATGGTTATCAATAAAAATGGTGTAGCAACGACGAGCAATAACTTTGTACTCGACCGCTTGCGTGGCTCAGATAATGGTGTAAACCAACAGACCCTACCATCTACTTCATCTACGGCGGCAGAAGTCGCAAGCTCAGGCCGTGTCGCATTTACCGGCTCCGTGACAATCCAAAACGGCTTTCTTCAACAAGACACCACAGCAAACAACATTGTCTGGGCATTTAGACGTGCTCCAGGCTTCTTTGATGAGGTGTGCTATACGGGGACGGGGGCTTCTCAAACTGTTTCGCATAATTTGCAACAACGAGCGGATTTAATTATCTGTAAAGCACGTTCCACTACATCCGACTGGGGTTTGGCTGTTCTTGACGGTGCAAGCACGGTTCGTTTGGGGATGGCATTAAATTCTACGGCTACTGGGGCTGGTGGTTATGGCATAACTCGGCTTGGCACATCGACCACGTTTGACCCAAGTAACATTTCTGACACGGCTACAAACCCTATGAATTCTTCTGGGGTTACTTACGTCGCCTACCTCTTCGCCACCTGCGCTGGCGTTTCCAAAGTCGGTAGCTACACAGGCACAGGCACAACGCTTCAGGTCAACTGTGGCTTTACGGGTGGTAGCCGGTTTGTCCTCATCAAGCGCACGGATAGCACAGGTGATTGGTACGTCTGGGACTCTGCTCGTGGCATCGTGGCAGGTAACGATCCATACCTTCTCTTGAACAGCACGGCTGCTGAAGTCACCAACACCGACTACGTTGACACTTACTCAGCAGGGTTTGAGATCAGCAGTACAGCACCAGCAGCGATCAATGCTAACGGTGGAACGTTCATCTTCTTGGCAATAGCGTAGAGGAAATTATGGAAATCAGACTTAGGGTTACAGGCCAAGTGATGCTGGAAGACGAACTCCGGCGCTGGGCTAAAGACAACAACGGTCCATCATGGGACAGAACCACTGACGATGTGCTTGAAGCACTGGGTGCTGATGTTGTATTTGAAGGTCCACAAGCTCAACCGACGCGCTACCAAGTTGCTTTTCGTGACGGCGTCGAACAGGTCGATGGCAAGTGGTATACCAAATACAGCGTAGCCGATCTTGATTCCGAAGGTATTGCTGCAAAAGACGCAACCCAAGCCGAATCTGTCCGCAGCCAGCGTACTCAGGCGCTTAAAGACTCTGATTGGACACAGCTTGACGATACGCCTTTTGACAATGCTAAGAAGATGGCATGGGCTAATTACCGACAAGCTCTCCGAGACATTCCTGACCAAGCGGGATTCCCTTGGGATATTCAATGGCCCACACAACCGGAGTGACTATGAAAAAGCTCTTGCTCCTTGCACCTTTGCTTTTAGCAAGCTGCGCGACAAACTACGAAGGCTATGTTGAAGCAAACGTAAAGATTGCCGAAGCACGAGCAAGGGCTGAGACTGAGAAGTACAAGGCGATGGCGGCGATTGCCTCGACAGGCGATGCAGCGGCAAAAGTTGCCGCCGTGATGTCAATGGCTTTGGGTCAACCAAACCAGCAGGCACAGCAACAGATTGCACCGCCTAAGTCTGCTGCGGACACAACGCTTCAAGCCATTGCAACAATCCTGCCAAGCATCGCTCAAATTTACGGCATCAACCGCCAAGTTGCGCTCGGCATGGAGCAGGTCAGAGGTAACGTCGCCATTCAGCAGGCGGTTAGCAACGCCTCGGTAGCCAATACATCGAGCACTAACAACGCTTTTGTTGGCATTGCCAGCAAAATCCAAGCACCTCAAGCTAACGTTACGACAACGACAACCACCGATAACACGCACACGCCAACGGTTGTGAAAGTAGACCCCATCATTGTGAACCCAGAAGTCATTAAGGTCGATCCGCTGGTGGTCAACCCGCAAGTTGTTAACCCGCAAGTTGTAAACCCCGTGGTCGTAAGGCCAGAAGTGGTGCAACCCACAACGCCTAAATAATCATGTTAGGTATTCTTGATGGCGGTTTGTTTGGGTCGTTAATTGGTGGCTTGTTCAGGCTTGCGCCTGAAGTCCTTAAGTTCTTAGACAAGAAGAACGAGCGGCTGCATGAACTAAATATGTTCCGTTTACAGACAGATCTTGAGAAGCTTCGTGGCGAATTTAAGGTGGAGGAGAAGTATGTGGACTACTCCATTCAACAGCTTGATTCGATTAAAGAGGCGTTTAAAGAGCAGTCCGAAACGTCTCAAGCAGCGGGTCCGTTTGTTGCTGCTATCTCAGCGTTGGTCCGTCCGGGCATTACTTGGGCTTTGTTCGGTATGTATGCGTCAGTCAAAGCGGCTGCGCTTGTTATCGCGTTTCAGACGGGTGCAAACTGGACAGAAGTCGTAACCAAGGTATGGGATGAAGATGACTTTGGTTTATTTACCATGGTGGTCGGTTTTTGGTTCGTTGGTCGAGCGATAGAGAAGTATCAAAGATCGTGAATGAGGCTAAGAAGCTTTGCAAGGATATATTCATCAAGCCCTTTGAGGGTTTGGCAAGGCGTCTGCCTGATGGTCGAGTAACTGCTTATCCTGATCCCGGAACCAAGGGACATCCTTGGACGATTGGCTGGGGAGCGACCGGACCAGACATCCAGCCCGGAACGATTTGGACCATCGAGCAGTGTGAAGACGCCTTAGATCATCACGTTGAGTATTTCGTTCGTGGCCTATTGAGGCTCTCACCCAGGATTGCTAACGCTTCGCCTCGACGGATTGCCGCCGTGACAAGCTGGGTCTACAATTGTGGCTTAGGAAACTATCGAGTTTCCACGTTCAAAAAACGTATTGACGCGGGAGATTGGGACGGTGCTGCGGAGCAGTGTTTGCTCTGGAACAAAGCAGCGGGTCGCGTGCTTCCGGGTCTCACGCGCCGCAGGGCGGCAGAAGCTGCATTAATGAGGTGAGGAATGCCACTGCTGCGACTATTCCTGAAACCAGGAATTGACAAACAAAACACGGAATATGGTGCTGAAGGTGGCTGGATTGACGGCGACTATATCCGTTTTCGTTATGGCCTACCCGAGAAGCTAGGCGGTTGGACTTGGTTCAA